AACATGTGAGGTAGAGTATGAGTAAAGTAGAACTGAGTGTGGAGTGTGTACAAGAGTTGCTAGCACAATTTACCAAAAGAGACAACTGCTGGAAGACTGCAGAGGAGTCACCTGCATATGAAGAGGCTCGCAACGCCATAGAGAAGTTTGGGGTAGAACAAAGCCCACTAGGCTTACCATGGTCTTTGTCATCAGACGGTAGCTATGTTCAGGACATGCAAGGTATGATGCTTATTGAGGACGCCAATCTAGAGCAGTGTAAGTTAATTGCTCAAGCACCTAAGTTAGCTGATAGGCTTGTAAACTGCAATAAGTGGTTACGAGTTCAAGGTTACCTAAGCGCAGCAGAAGAAAATGATGTAGTCCTTCAGGATGCCGGTTGGACCAAGGCTGATGCCGACTAAGTGTAACAGATGCGGCGGGTGGTTGCGTGAGGATGAAAGACCCCACACCTATACCAAGTGCATCAAAGCATTGGCGGGGCAGACACGGACGTTGCAGGCTATCGTTGACTTCTTAGCCGAGCGTCTATTTGTACTTGAAGCAGACAGAGATGAGCGTAAACAGTTGGAGAAGGAGGTACTATTCTCATGAAGAAAGATGACCCGTTTGATAAAGCGATTGCGTTTACGTTTTATTGTCTAGGAGTGTTTTGTGTCTTAACTGGGGCTAGCTTAGTTGTGATGGCCCTCTCATGAGCAAGAAGATAATCTTTCTGCCCGATAAACAGGTAAAACCTAACCACAAACAGGAGCACCTCAAGTGGGCTGGCAAGTTAATCACGCAAGAGTCCCCAGACATTGTTGTTGACGCCGGAGACCATTTTGACATGCCGAGTCTATCCACCTACGACAGAGGTAAGAAAAGGGCGGAGGGTGCACGGTATACGAGGGACATCAAGGCTGGTAACGATGCACTGGCACTGATGGAGGAGAACATTAAGCGGTTTAAGGGGGAGAAACACTTCACACTAGGCAACCACGAGCAAAGGATTATGCGGCACGTTGAAGCATTTCCAGAACTGGAAGGAGTATTGAGCTATGATGATTTTGACCTCACCAAATACGGGTGGACTGTTCACCCTTTCCTCAGGCCCGTCAAACTTAATGGTGTCTACTTTTCTCACTACTTCCCTAAGACTGCCAAAGGTACCGTCACTGCGAACTCTAGTAGAATTGGAGCAGGCAGCGCGGAGCTTCAAATTAAAGCCAACATGTGTTCTTGTATCGCGGGCCACAAACAAGGATTCTCATACGCTGAACATCCAGTGGGCAAGGTCATCCACCAGTCCATTATCGCTGGCTCCTTTTATCAACATGATGAGCACTACCTTGGGTTTCAAGGAAACGATTATTGGAGAGGTGTCCTCGTTCTCCATTTCAGGAATGGTAGAGACCCCCACTTTGATATAGAGAGGTGGAGTATGTGGAGGTTGAAGGAGAAGTATGGCTAACGATGCACCCTACATTTATCTTGTCCTCGAGACGCACACCTACTCACCAGTCTTTGCGGCCAGTAAAAGACATGTTGCTATAAACTACATGGAGCTAGGTAATCATGAGCTGATTCGCTTAAGGAACGGGTCGTCAATGCAGACATATTCGTATCGGTATACTGATGAGGAAATTGAGAAGTTGAAAGGGGCCTTTGGTAAGTGAAGGTACCCGCACCGCCGCTGATAATCACCACCGGGAAACAGGCTAAAGAATTATGCTTTGATTTATCCCGACGTGGACCCTTCGGAGTTGACACTGAGACGATAGGCATTGACCCGACGAAAGACACACCAGCATCAGGCAACGGGCGCATTTTCTGCTGGAGTATAGCGTGGCACCAAGGTCCAACAGGTAAGACGGAGAGAGCTTACCTACCAGCCGCCGCACTACCCATCTTTAAGGAGTGGCTAGAAAACCCAGAGATTGAGAAGGTCGGCCATAACATTTTCGGCTTTGACCGTCACATCTTCCTCAACGAAGGCATCAACATCCGAGGCATCATAGGCGATACGATGCACATGTCTAAGCTAGCCTACAATCACCCCGAAGCTAAGCATGGTTTAAAACCTCTCACCAAGGCCATCCTCGGCTACCACATGCATGAACTGAAGGCCCTCTTCTCTAAGCCAAAGCGTCTCATTAACAAGGTGTACAAAAAGGAGGGAAGTAAGTGCGACAGTGGACCGGATGTACCTACCTACGTGGCACCGGGGAAAGTGTGCAGATTCAGTAAGAGCAGGGAGTTAATACCGTTCGATGTATTGGAAGAACATTATCCACAACGCATGCAACTTCTCTATGACTATGCCAGCCTGGATGCAAAGGCAACATTGGAGTTGTTTGTCTACCTCCGTGGGAAGCTACAAGACATTGCCTGGAAACCTAACTCTTCAATGTGGGATTTCTACGAGCAAGTATGGAATCCAAGTCTATGGGTCCTTGGGGCCGCAGAACGGAACGGGTTCACCCTTGATGCAGACCTTTGTGAGATGGCCATTCAAGAGATGGGTGGAGAGATAGACAGACAGTGGGAGGAATTGTTACCCTGGTGCGGCGACATTAACATAAGGTCTTGGCAACAGCTCGGCGTCTTCCTGTACCACGACAAGGGTTACCCCATACCACCCATCAAGGGGAGCATGAAGGCAGTGCAGCGGACGAGTGTAGGGGATGAACCTACATCAGAGGCTGCAATTAATTGGCTGGCGGAGAATGTTGACGATGACGAGCGTGTGTGGCTCCGGCGGTTACTCAAACATAAGAAAGATAGGGCGTATAAGAAGAGGGTGGAGACGTATTTGGACCACCTTGATGTACATGGCCGGGTACACTATAGCCTATCCCCTAGCACTGACACTGGTCGTCTTGCTGCATCTAACATCGCAATACAACAGGTTCCTAAAAATGGTACACTCCGTAAAGCGTTCACCGCTGCCGAGGGCCACAGCCTCATTGTTGCAGACTACTCCCAACTTGAGCTTTACATTCTGGCCCACTTCCTCAAGCGACGGTTTAACTGTGACACACTAGGGAAGGACGTATCCACCGGGGATATTCACTCAGCCACAGCGGCAAGGCATGGGTTGGACAGGGACTTTGCTAAGGCACTCAATTACAGTGTCAATTACGGAAAGGGTTACCGTGGACTCGCAGCACAACTGGGCATTACGGAGGAAGAGGCGAAGGAGATACTGCAAGCGTACCATGCCGGCTACCCTACTATCAAACTCTTCCACGATTGGTGCGAAAGTTACGCGAACCGCAACGGTTACATCAGGACCATGCTTGGTAGGTACAGGTGGATACCCGAGCTTAGTTCCTCTAACCGCTTCGAGTATGGAGTCGGGTACAGAAAATGTATCAATACTCCTATCCAGGGCAGCGCTGCAGACTTGGTTACGATGGCTATGCTCAAGAGTAATACATTACCGGGTGCACCCCTCAACAACAGGCTCTTCGCTCTAAATGTAAAGCTGCTGTGTCAGGTACACGATGAGCTAATCTTTGAGGTCCCTGCGAAGCATGCTGAGGCTGCATTGCCGCTGGTCGTCTCCGCTATGGAGGACCCGATGGACAAGCCACTGTTTTACGGTAGCCCTGTGACTGCTGTGGTGTGTGACAATTGGGCGGATGGGAAATGAAGGTAGCCAGCAAATATTGTAATCGGTGCGGGTGTAAGATGGAGGAGCACGAGCTGTTCAGTAGTAGATACTGGAGGTGCATGGTGTGTGAGCCGAGTGTTAGCACAGATAAAAGCCCTGAGGTAGAAGAGGATGAGGAGAAGACGCCTGAGATATGGGCGCCCTTGTTTGACTTGTTTAATGATAAAGTGATAGAACGCTTTGGTGGTCCTGGGAATAATTGGAAGTCTTACGACACAAGTAGAGCAACGTGGGATGTGACTGACAATGAACCGCACACGGATATACTTGTTATAGACAGACCCCATGGTGTAACCTACTACGACATAAACTTGGTTAACGACGCTTGGGATGCTTGGCAGCGCTCAAAACTGAGTGTTTCAGCACCTGTGTACAATGGTATCTTTACCCTATGAAGTATCAGACGAAGAATAAGCCCTACTGTGCACCCACAGCTTTGGGTAATGCACTGCGCATGTACGGTAAGAAGGTGTCCAACAAACGCTTGATTGACGTGACGGATGCTGCTAAGAATGATGGGTGTAACGAGTTCCTACTGATGCAAGGTATTAGGGAGCTGGGTTTTCAATACAGGGAGATTAACACGGACCAAAGTCTAACGGCGCGTATAGCTATTTGTTCGTTTGTGCCCACACTACTTTGTATACACACTGACAACCCTTGGGACCACTGGGTGTGTGTGTACCCAGGACTGCTTAACTGGTTTCTATTTGACAGCGAGAATAACAGGAAGAATCATGCGGAGAACGGATGTCATGTGGTAAGCTGGAGGCAGTTGGTTCGTTTGTGGAGAGCACCGGCGAAGGAGCAAGTTGACGTGGGAGATAAGACATACTATGGAATACAGGTGGTCAAATGATTAACGCTGTTATACTGGGGGTACTACTGGCAGTCGGTGGCACCTCTACTGAGTGGGACTGGGTAGGTTTGCGCTGGTCCTCGCAGAATCAGTCACGTATTGACTACATAGAAAATTCGTGCTGGTGTGCGTATACTGGGCCTGAACTGTCGCCCGATGATGTGGCGTGGGAGAGTTTGAAATGAACGCTGTGCTTACGTTGTTCTTGTTGGGCTTCGCGATTGACACCCTCTTTGCCTGGTACATTCTCTCCGTAAAACGTGGACAAAAATTAAGGGCCGCCATCCTTAGTGTAGGAATAGCAGCCCCGGCAGTGTTTGGAACGTTAGAGATTTATGATGATAAAGTGTTAGCGGTACCGTATTTCTTTGGGTTATTCTGCGGTACTCTTTTTGCTATGAGCATTGCGAAGGAAGACGACTAAGTGCTCCGACGACACAACGAAGTAGTAACCCTCATACGGAGTGTACTTACCAGCGTTGTTGTAGAAGCCAAACGATGCCACCGTCAGTCCTAGTAGTGCACCATCGGGTGACCAAATACCACCACCGGATGAGCCGGGGGATATAGGCGAGGTTACCCTGACGTACTTCTTCCCGTAGAAAGCAGCAACAATACCATCAGTGACAGCCCGCTTAACTTTCTTCGTCATCCTGTCCTCAGGGTAGGACACAGAGAAGAGGGGAGCACCAAGCCTCGGTCGGCGAAAGCCAACTGGGGCGATTTTGTATGCGGTGGACAAAGTCAGCTTAGCCAGGTCATGCGAGGAAGAATCCACCCTGCCT